GTACTCAGCCCGCCCAATCCGAACGTATCTAGTTCATCTTGCTGTTGTTGGGTTCTACCCAACTCTATTTGTGAGTTTAAACTTGAACCTGACTGTCCGCTTGGAGAACTTCCGCCTTGTGACGACAAAGCAGTTTCAAATGCTGCTAGTATCTGTGCTTGATCTGCTGCTGATAGTGCCAAAACTTCTCCTTTTTATATAAATATTTCTAAAATAAAAATATTGTTCTATATTGTTAAATATTAAGATTATTTAAATTAATAGGTTCGTCAGCTGATCCCATACCGTTCATTGCTTCTTTATGCGCTTTGTTTTTCATCTTAAAGTGTTGCGCTAGCCTGTCTAAATACCAGTGTCTGTATCTGATTGGTAATCTGTGCACCTCCGAGTATGACATGTTGAGGTGGAGCTGAAGCAGAAAAAATTCTTCTAAAATTTTGTCGCGACAGTTATGTAGTGGGCCAAAAAAATTCAGGGGTGATGGGGAGGACAATTTTATTTGTATTGTCACATTTCTCACATTTGTAATCCCACTTCATTTCAATGCCTGGTTCGTTTAACTTAATATGCTGCCTAAGTTTTCTAGAATCTAAAGCAGGCATATTCTTTACAAAATGAGTTATCTTGTTTTTATCTTCTATTCCATCGATAGAAACTATAACTCTTTCCAGGTAGCTTGTCACGTCGTCTTCTTTTTTAATTCCTAGTTCTTTATATTTTTTATTAATAATTTCAGACTCTTTTTCTGCATGACCGTCTAGAAATTTAAAATGAACTAGCTTTTTTGTTACTGGCAATTTAAACTCAAAAAGATTCATTCCTTCTTTAACCGGAGGAATTTTTATTCTTTTCAAAGGTAAGTCAGTTAAATCAACAACGATATCGTTTTTATGACCACAATTTCCACACGTTGTCTTGATATTATAGTCACTTCCGTAACCTGTTACCCTAATTGCAACCATTAAAGAGTTTCTGTCACCTAATACCAAATCGCTAGAATTAATACTCTTATCAACCAAACAAGATTGGATCAGTTTGTCAATAACAGTTCCGTCTTTAATATAAGCTTGACTAGCTAAAATGTCTTCTTCTAAAGCAGTCATTGCTTTAATTTGAACAGTTTCTTTATTTTTAAGAACTGAATCATCAGAATATAAGATGCCAGATGAAGGCAAAGGGACAGACTCGACAGGGACTACCCATCCAAAGTCTTCTTTCATTACATTACGTGTTGGTATATTTTCCATTTTTCCTCACAAAAAAGCTCAGTTAATAATAACCGAGCTTCTTATGAATGTTAAATTTAATTTAAATTAAAATTGTAATACACAATTATCAAATTTAATACCTAAACTAATCATCATGATATCGTCGCCACCGTATTGTAGGCCGCCAAAGTCAGCAGTTGTAATTTGAGCACCTTTGATGTCCCATAATTCTACAACTGTCCCAACTGGATCCAGCATTTTCAACTGAATGTCTCTTTTGTAAAAATCTGCATATCCTGCGCGACCAGATACAGACTCGTAATGCGTTCTAATCCATTCCATTACTTGCTGCGCTCCTGAAGGTGCAATTGGATCATGAAGCTTAAGTGACATGTCTCCAAAGGTCAACTTACTGGCAACATTTCTGTAGCTGTTTATAAAGTCTATTTGTTTGTGCTTAATGTCAATTTTTGGACGAGCTGCGTCTGCAACAAGATAAGCGTCGATGCCTTCAATAGCAAGAACCCATCTGTAATTTCTTTTAGGTTCAAACTTATTCGGTAGTAAATCAGTTACTGATAGTGTTTCTGCCATTTTAAAATCTCCTTATAATATTATATATCTATCAATTAAATATTTGAACCTGCATTTGTAACAACAAAGTCCAAAGCAACAAACTCAACTGAACGTGTGGGTTGTAAGTAAATCTTACCCCTAATTGTATTGTTTTCTACATCCGCTTGAGTTGTTGTAGAAGTATCAATAACTGCCTTATATCTTTCAACCCCACTTTGCTCTTGTATTTTTTGCAAAATTGGATTAACTAAAGAACTAAATCTTTCTAATGTCTCTTCTCTGTTAGGTTCGAAAAGAAGTGTGTTGGCAATATTTCTTACCTTTCTTCTAACATCGATTAATAGTCTTCTAACATTTACTCTATCTAGCGCAGAGTTTGCTGCTTGAAGAGTCTTTTGTCCCCAAATCGTTATTCCAATCCCAGGAAACTCTGCGATAGGATTAATGTCAGCTTCGTACAAATCATCCAGATTAGTTCTGTTTAATTTAACTGATGTTATCTCAACAGTATCCAAAGCACCTCTTGAAAAGCCTGCAGGAGCATACCACGGATGTGCTAATTTATCATTTAAAGCGTATGCACCTAATACTGCAACTGAAGGTGGGACTTGAACTAAAGAACGTGTTTCTCCGTCTTGAACCACAACATCAGGAAAATAAGAAGCAGCAAATGATGAATCTAGTCCTCTATTTTTAAAGCTAGAAACTGTATAACCTACATGAGGCTTTTGCGCTGATGATGTTATAACATTGTCAAATCTATCTTTCTCTTCGATATCCATAATGTACATTGCGTCAAATCTGTCTTCTATTTTATTGACTGCGAAGTCTGTAACTGATGAGTGTCGTAAACCAGGGATTGCCAACAATTGAATATCAACGTCAGATTTAGAGCTCATAATTTCAACTGCTTTTCTATAAGCAGACACTGTACTGTTTGCAGTGCCTCCTTCGTTTGTCATTTCTCTGTAAACTGCTGTATTTGTCATTTTAGTTTTGTCAGAATTAAAAATGTTGTTTCCGTCAAATCCACCTTGGGCAAAGAAAGTAAACTTAGCAAACTTAATGTTTCCTACTTTACCTAAATCATCGACGCTAAATCTTCTTGTTTTGTTTACGTCTGACGCTACGATGTCACCGGCTCTAAAATAAGATGCACTTAACCAGTATTCCGGATCAGCTAGTCCATCCGAACCGGTTCTAACCTGAATGTTTTCTAAGGTGAACTTATTGTTGTTAAATCTGTCACTATCTCTGACTGTACCGCCAGAATCTGCAACCCCTGCATTGTCACCCTCAGAAAACTTAATCTCTCCAACTCTGTGTGTAGGAAAATGTTTTGTAAATGTCTGCAATGAAGCTTCTTGATTAGTGACTTTGTTAGGTAATACAGCAGACGTTTTCTTTGACCATTGAATTCCCCAATATAGTTTTCCATCAACTCTTTTTTGAAGGTTTTCTCCTAAAGCAATAGTTTCTCTAAGAGGTACAGGAGGCTCAACAGCTCTACCAAGCAAGTCTGGTGAAAGGTGTCCTGTTCCTAGTCCGTTGTGAGACAATAGCGAACCACTTGTGTTTAAGTGTCTAGGTCCTCTAAAGCCAAAAGGTAATGCTGCTTCTGAAATCGTGCTATTAGCAACTTCGTCTGAAACTGAAACTCTAACGAATCTAGAATTGACTGGGTGTGTTCCGTCAACAACAATTCTTTGTGACTCAGAGTCAATATCGAAATTAAAGTAAATGTGCTGATCACCTATCACTCTACCTATATATCTTTCTGAAGAAGTATCTAAGCTCAATCCTCTAAAAGACTCTAAAACAACAGGATTAGAGTCAGAGTCATTAAAATCTCTAACTACCAAGTCAAAAGTTCCGTATGAAGCTATTAATGAATTAGACTTTCTAATATTTTCAATTGAAAATTTGTATTTATTTGATACACCTTCTCCAGCTGACAAAGCATGAAGTTTAAAAAGATTTATAGGTGTTCCTAAGTTTTGTGATATAACCCATGGAGTTTCTGCATGTGTAAACCTATCACTAAATGACTCATAGTTTACAGAAGCTGCGGTTCCTGTGTTTCTAACTCCTGAGCCTGAAAGAATGAAAACAATGTCTTCAGACCCAGGTTTGTCTGGTGTTTCTGTCCCTGGAGTGAAAACTCCGCTACTAGTCACATGTGCTAAAGTTGGGTATATGTCATATTGTCCATACAACAAATGTCCTTCTTCTTCTATCTTTAAAGGATCTTTGTTAAATACGTTTCCAAAATAATTAGGACTAGTCATATCTAAAGAAGCTGTAATGTAAGTTTTCTTACTTGCATCTGAATGGGTATAACCGTTAAGAAGCATTACAAATTCTTGACTAGATAAGTCTAAAGAGCCAGTT